TATTTTGATAGATCTTTGAAGATCTCTGAAGCTTGGCAACCAGTATTCAGGAGATTTATAGATCTTCAAAGTTTATTTAGTTTATGAATGACGCGGGAGACTTTATAGCCTTTGGTTATTTCTATATTCTTTTAGTGTTGCATTCATGAGACTGATTAGTCTTTTGAGATCATTCACGCGCTGAATGTCTCAGCCCACTGGGCAGGAGGCCACGGCCCCCCCTCCCCATATACACTCATAGTTCTACATTTCTAAAGATTTTGAATGTCAACTAGATTGTCGCCCCACTTCAAAGAGCTTTAAAGGTGGTAGGCGGCTATGCAGATGTATATGTACCCGGTGGGCTACATAATCTATTATACACATGAATTTGCAATTTGTCAAGAGATATGCTTGACAAAACTGTAAATCAGGTATATAATAACTAATATGAATAAAGAATTGACAACAAAACAGCAATCCTTTTTGGACAACCTTGTTTCCTGTAATGGGGATACAAAACGTGCCGCAGAATTAGCGGGGTATGCTGAAGGCTCATATACATCCGTGGTTAAAGCCCTGAAAACAGAGATAATAGAACTAGCCGAGAATATATTAGCCCAGAATGCCCCCAAAGCTTCTCTGAAGCTCATTGAGGTTATGGACAGTACAGACCCCATACCTCAAGCTAACGTCCGTCTACAGGCCGCTCAGACGCTCCTAGACCGTGTTGGCATAGGCAAAACAGATAAACTAGACGTAAACTTGCAAAACTCTAATGGCCTCTTTATACTACCAGCAAAACAAGAAGTAGTTATAGAGGCTCAATATGAAGAGGCGTAGTAGTAGTACCATCCCCTTTGGTTATAAACTAATGGAAGATGGTGAACATCTAGAAGAAGTTGAGGTCGAACTTAAAGCCCTCAATAAAATAGTGCCACTGGTCAAAAATAGAGTTTTATCTTTACGTGAAGCGGCTACTTGGTTAGAGTATGATACAAATAGAACTATATCTCATATGGGCTTAAAGAAGATTGTAGACCGATATGAATGATTGGGAGGAAAACCCTGATGCGTATATGCGAGACGACAACGGGAATTTTATACTCAAAAAGGATGGAACACCTCGTAAGAAAACTGGCAGACCAAAAGGTTCGACAGGTCGAGGCTACAACTATCACTCCAAAACCAAGGCCCAAATTGAAGCAAGAAAAACAGTACGAAAGAAAGAAAAACGGTTAGCGCAGGCTCGCACCAAGCTTGAAAACTATAAACGGTCACTTGACACTTCTAAGAGTACTCTAAACAAATTAGAAGGAACAGAGGCAAAATCAGAAGGTAAAATAACAACAACAACAACTGCTGACTTGCCCAAGGCGTTGAGGACTGTCGCAGAAGAGAATGTCATCTTTAGGCCCAACGATGGCCCACAAACTGACTTTCTTGCCGCTTCTGAGACTGATGTTTTGTATGGTGGTGCGGCTGGTGGAGGCAAGAGCTATGCGATGCTGGTTGATCCACTACGCTATGCTCATCGGGGAGCGCATAGGGCATTAATCCTGCGGCGTTCTATGCCAGAGTTACGAGAGCTAATAGACAAGTCTCGTGAACTCTACCCGAAAGCCTTTCCCGGTTGTAAGTACAAAGAAGTAGAAAAGCTCTGGAACTTTCCGTCTGGAGCTAAAATAGAATTTGGATTCTTGGAGAGAGATGCAGATGTTTATCGATACCAAGGACAAGCGTATAGTTGGATTGGGTTTGATGAGATTACGCACCAAGCTACAGAGTTTTCTTGGAACTACTTGGCTTCGCGCTTGCGTACAACAGACCCAGAGATTATACCATATATGCGGTGTACCGCTAACCCCGGTGGTGTTGGAGCGCATTGGGTAAAGAAAAGATATATTACTCCTTCACCACCCAACGAGTCTTTTGAAGGCTCAGACGGCCTAAGCCGTAAGTTTATTCCTGCTAGGTTAGATGATAATCCATACCTAGCACACGATGGTCGTTATGAACAGATGCTGAAGGCGTTGCCACCTACGCAACGGCGACAGCTACTAGAAGGTGATTGGGAGGTTGCAGAAGGTGCGGCCTTTACAGAGTTTGATAGAAATGTACATATTGTTGATCCTTTTGAAATCCCAATACACTGGGATCGTATAAAAGGCATTGACTATGGATATGCTTCAGAATCAGCTTGTGTCTGGGGTGCAATAGATCGGGACGATAATACGTTAATAATATATAGAGAACTTTATCGAAAAGGTTTATTAGCTACAGACCTAGCTCAACTGATTACTGAAATGGAACTAAATGATCCAATGAGCGTTCCGGGCGTATTAGATACTGCCTGCTGGAACCGCACAGGGCAAACAGGCCCAACAGTTGGAGAAACGCTCGTAAAGGCTGGACATAAGCTCAGACGAGCAGATAAAAACAGAGTTGCAGGAAAGATTCAAATCCACGAATACTTGAAGGTTCAGCAAAGCGGAAGGCCCAAATTACAAATATTTAATACTTGTCCTAACCTGATACGCGAACTGCAAAGTATTCCTCTGGATAAAAGCAACCCTGAAGATGTAGACACCCACGCACCAGATCATGCGTATGATGCGTTAAGGTATCTTATTATGTCTAGACCGCGTATAGACGATACGTTTAGTCGTATGCGTCAATTACATCGTGAAACTATTTATCAACCTTCAGACGGGACATTTGGATATTAATATGAAGAAAAAAAGAGATATGTATAATATGGGGGGTATATCTGCCCATAAATCTGTAGGTGATTTAGATTTGTCTTTATCCGCAACAGGCGACCAGAAATATCAAAGGGTTGGAGCAGGCGCTACGTACAAAGGTAAAGGTTTTCAGGTTCGTGGTGAAACTTCAACAGATAAGTTTGGTAACAGATCTCATTCACTAAAAGCTACAAAAAGTATAAATGATAAGCTACAAATTGGCGTAGAAAAAAGTGGTAATTACGCAGGGGTATTTTTTGAGAAAGCACTCTAACATTTGGCGACCCTTTAATACTTGGGGTATTTATACATTAGGTATAGTAATTAGTTTTAGTATTATATATTCTTTAGTTAGTCTAACACCTTTATAGGAGAAACATTATGTCAGCACTACCCGGAGTTATTGATGTACGCGACAATGTAGGCGTCCCCAGTGTTGGGGATGTTCGTGCTATCGCAACACGAGTGGGCGCACAAGCCACAGCCACTACAGGCACAATTGCAGTAACAGCAAACGCTACTTATGACGTTAGCTTTACGCAACCAGCCGGTACGTCCATTAAAAATATTATTATGATTGCCGCAGGAAACCTTGTAACAGGTGGTTCTTCTGGCGATGATATTGATTTTGATCTTGGCACTGCCGCTGGCGGTGGTCAAATTATTGACGAAAAAGCAATTGCTGACGATGGTGGTAGTGCTGTAACAATCGCCGCGAATACGCCTTTATTTATTGTTGAAAATGGCCTTCCAGCAGTAGCTAATAAGTTTGCAAACATGAGTGGTGGCCCTGCAACTTCAGAGGCTATGACACTTGCCGCTTCTTTGGCAAGTTCTTCAGAGCGAACATTACACATTCGTTTAAAGCCTTTAGCAAGCGACCTAGCAACTGCCGCAACTACAGTTACATTTGTAATTGACTTTATAACGCTACCGTAAAACTATGGCAGAAGAAAACACTATAGTTGATAGTGCAAACAATCTTTACTTTGAATCAGTAGAAGGTGAAGATGGTCTGTCTATTAATGCAGATGCTCAAGTCAAATCAAACCTTGCTGGCCTTATTGAAGCAAGGTTTGCAGACTCTAAGATGGCTAGAGACTCTGACGAAAACCGTTGGATTACGGCGTATCACAACTTCCGTGGAATCTATCCAAAGAATGTAAGATTCAGAGAATCTGAAAAGTCTCGTGTGTTTATTAAAGTTACGAAGACTAAAGTTCTTGCGGCTTTTGGACAGCTTATTGATGTAGTATTTGGTACAGGTAAATTCCCAATTGGTGTGTCACATACTCCTTTGCCTGAAGGCGTTAGTGAGTATATGCACCTTAGTTCTGAAG